GTTGAAATTAATGGGACCACGGTCGCAATGCTTAATGTATCTCAGCGCGCATTGGAAATTATAGGCAATGCAGAAAGCTGCAGACTGAAACCGTATGTTTGTCCTGCGGGTTTACCTACCGACGGTATTGGTAACACACACAATGTTACCGGAAAGATTAAAACAGAAACTGAAATTGCAACCGACTGGGTTATCAATATCAGTTCCTCAGAAACATGTCTCATTACCTCGAAGGGTGATGTCTTGATGAGCCAGGGGCAAGTTGACGCCTTTACGTCATTTATATTCAACACAGGCTGCACGCGATTCAGACACAATCAGGACGGTAGTGAGACACGTATTTTCAAGCACATTAAAGCAGGTCGATACAAGAATGCTTGTAATGAATTGCGTTTTTGGGTTTCTGGCGCAGGTAAGAAGTTACCCGGCCTGATCAAACGAAGAAAGGTGGAAACTGATGTTTGCTTTTCTTAGTAAGATAAATGCTACAACCGCGATTGGTTTGTTGTTTATTGCTGGGATCAGTTTCTTATCGTTACGAATTGGATTGTTGCAAAATACAATTGAAAAACAAGCCCTGCAGTTAGAAGTTAAAACCGCAAAATTAGCCACCACGGAACAGTCGGTTGAAATTGTTTCACAGATCAACACCAACTTAAACTCAACGATTAACACGCTAACTCAGCATTTAAAAGATGAGCGTCGTGCTGTTGAGTTCATTAAAAAATACAATGCGACCGTGGACGCATCGGTCAATAAAGCCGTCGGCAAACTTAAAGGACTACTCAAAAATGAAAAAGATGATTGTGGTTCTCGGCCTTTGCCTACCGATGTTGTTGACAGCATGTGGCAGCACTACGGAGCTGAAAGTAGTAACCCAGACTCGTGATGTTTTTGTGTTACCACCTGCAGCGTTAATAACGCCTTGTGATACTCCTTTTGATTCTCCGCCCCTGACTCGGGACGAAGCGGTTGAACGTGATCTTGTTTGGAAGGGTGCGTTAGAAAAATGCGGGAAAAAGCCCGATAAAATAAAAGAGTGGTACCGAGGTAAACAGGCTGATAAATAGCTTACTTCATTAGTACGACTCTCCAACAAGATAAATATAACGCCAGCTAATGCTGGCTTTATGTATAAGCAGGTTTTCGAGCCTGCTTATACATAAAGGCAAAGTGCCGTAGTGTTCAACTGAGGGCTTTAACATGCAGGCATGACTTCCACGTGGACGGGTAACACGGTCTGAGCGGGCAGAACGCGAGTGTTACGGAAACCATATTCAATGCAGGTTTAGTCAATCCGATTCAATCGACTACTCCAAAACCCGAGCTGTACAAGGGAAAAGCTGATATTGATGTAGGTAGCGCGTTGAATCGTGCATTGATTATCGGCGCACATGAGATTGTTATGTTTGAAGATATTATTAATACCCAAGGTCAAGCGCTGGAACGCATGATGGCTAATCAGCCTACTGGCAACCCAGCGTTGATGAAAGAAGCGCAAGCTGATTTAAAGAACGCAATTGATAAAGCGGTCAAGGCTGCAGAAGATGTTCCAAGCTAATGCGACCACGGTCGCAATGGTGGATAAGTCCCGCATACCGTTTAAGGTACTCAGGGCCCGGGCCCCGGTACAGCGGGTATGTAGACTCGCCTAGTCTGACAATTTTTTTATTTTTTTTTGACTGTTTCTGTTTCCAGTTTATTGAATTGAATAAAACTGAACTTAAACAACAGTTATTTTGCCTTAATTGGCTATTTGTTGAGGATTTATGAGCACAGCTAAAGCAGTCGCTGACTACTTAGGTGTGTCAGCTAAAACTTTGTCGAATCAAAGTAAAACAAATGGTTACGAATTTGTTCGAGATAAAAATGGCAAAATAATTGTTGATGAATCCGCAAAAGCATTTGTTAAACATCAGTCTGAAATTATCCGAAAGATGAAAGCGGCACATGGCCGTGATATGAGCAGTCAAAGTGGAAACAGCAAAAGCGAAAAAGAACCGGAAAATAGTGATGAATGGAAAACGGAAAAAGAGAAGCAGGGTGCGATAAAAATCCGCCTGCAGAACGAAAAAGATTTAGGGGAAATGGTTCCGTTTGACGCGATTATGGAACTGTACAACAAACCCCTATCACTAGTTAAGAGCAAGTTGGTTGATTTACCTAACCAGATATCAAAAAGGTCTCCACTCGATCCATCAACAATAAAAATAATTGATGACTTAGTCCACGATGCTCTTTATGAATTGAATGAGAAGGGCTTAGATGAATTGCAGTCAATTATCTCGCCAATTATCGAGAGGCATTCTAAATATTATCGTTCCGCCGAAGAAGACGGAGATAATTACTTGGGCAACGACTAACCAAAATCCAGATGCGCAGATATACAAACCTAAAGCGTTTCAACGCGCTTGGTTGTTGGCTTATGAATCGCCTTATATAGAAAAAATCGTTTTATCTAAAAGTGCGCGTGTTGGTTATGCCATTTTTATGAATACCTGTATTGGTTGGTCAATAACAAATGATCCAGCAAATATCATGGTTGCGCAGAACACCAATACCGATGCTGAAAAGTATGCGACCAAAGAAGCAGGTAAGGTTTTCACCTACTGCGCACCCGTTGCGAAATGTATGCTCGGTAAAAACACCAGCACCGAGAAAGCCTTTTATGGTGGTGATTTCTCTGTTGTTTGGGCTACGTCTGCAGGTTCATTTCGTATGGTTACCATACGTTATCTGTTTCTTGATGAAGTGTCTGGTTGGCCTGAAAACCCAGATAATGAAGGTGATCCCGTTGAGAACGCGATCACGCGAACAGAGACTGAAAGCAAACGTAAGGTTGTTATGGGTTCAACGCCAAAAGAGGCGGGTACCTGTAAAATAACAAAAGAGTTTTTGCTTACTGACCAACGCTATTTATATGTGCCGTGTCCGCATTGCAATGAAATGCAGCGCTTGAAGTTAGAAAATTTACGTTACAAAAAAGATGATTATAAATCAGCACACTTTGTTTGCGTTGAATGTTCCGGGAAAATATACGAACACCATAAATTCAATATGGTTGAAAATGGACAGTGGCGAGCAACACGGGAATTTTCGTGCTGCGATACACATCAAATGCCAGAGTTATGGGACGAAACAGGCACTGCACTCTGTTGCAAATGTCATAAGCCAGGTGATGTCAATGAACGCGGTAAAGTTGATGCAGGCTTCCATATTTGGATGGCCTATAACGACAACCCCAATACAGCATTGCCCACACTGGCAAAAGAATACGCCAAGGCCAAAAAAGACCCGCTGAAGATGCAGTCTTTCATGAATACCAAAGTCGGCGTTGAATTTTCAACAACTCAAAAAATCCATAAATTAAATAATTTCGATGCGCTGTATGAACGGCGTGAATATTACGATCCTTCGCAGCAACTACCTATTGAAGCGCGTTGTTTATTGGCCTCTGTTGATACCCAAAAAAATCGTTTCGAGTATCACATTTGGTTGATGGGATATCGTGGCGAAATGTGGGCGATTGATTATCAAACCGTAATGGGTGATCCCGAAGATGAGTCTACTCAACAGGAACTAATTGAACAGTTATCTGTACGCTTTCGTTTGCAGGATGGTCGAGAACTTAGCGTTTATAACGTAGTGATGGATTGTAACGGTCATGCATGGAAAGCAATGCTGGAGTTTGTAGCCCCATATCACGGCTGGATTTATGCCATCCGTGGTGAAGCAAATGGTAAAAATAAATTTAGACCTGAGTTGACGTTAACTCACAAGACTCATGCTGAAGCAAATTGTGAATTTCGAAGTCTCAATGTACATCAGCTAAAAAACCGCGCTGCAGAGCGACTTAATAACGAACTACCCGGCAAAAACTACATTCATTTTCCAGTTAACGATACATTTAATCTTAATTATTTTCAGATGATCACTGCCGAGGAATTGGTGGGAAGTGGGAGCAACGTTAAGTGGAGTAAAAAGCCGGGACAAGCGAGAAATGAACCATGGGATTTAATTGTTTACGTGTTGTGGTTATATGATTTTTTACGGTTAGAAATTCAAGCCGCAAGCCCACAAGGCCCGCTTGGGCTAGTTGACCCTGCAATGATAAATGCATCCATTACAGATGAACAACCCGATTACTCAGACAATTATGAAACATCCGATTACGAGGCTTATTAATGACTATTTTAGCGACTCCTGAAAATTTAAGCGCTGTGCAAATCGCCATCATGGCATTGGCGTCGGGGCAGCGAACAGTAAAAGTTGAACACACAAATGCTAATGGTTCAAAAAGATCATTGGAATACTCGAATGTTAACCTGTCTGAGTTACGAACATTAGAGTTTGATATGCAACAGCAGTTAAACCCGACACCACTTATGCAAAGTGTTGATGTAGAGGTCGACTATGGCTAGTTATTCAAATGTAGCCGAGTCCGCTTTATTTTCTGATGCGCAGCTTCACGATAACGAAAAGAGTGAGCAAGCGTTAAGAAAAGAGATCACGGCCAGCCACCATTTAATGCGGAACAATCCGTTGCTTGGTATTGGTGCTCGGCGTTTTCGTGCGTCCTGTATTGGCGGTGGTGCAAAACCTGTTTTTGATCCGACACTCTTTGATGCTGATTTTATCCAAGCGTGGAAAGAGTGGAATGCATATTGCGACTTTAATGAAAACACTAATTTCACCGGCGTTCAGGCATTAGCGGTTATTACCATGCTGATCGACGGCAGTGGTTTTATTATTCGCCGTCGAACGCTAGATAATGTGCCGTTGCAACTTCAGGTTGTTAGCCCATTAAGCCATGCGTCTGAATTGGAGCGCCCGGGTAAAGGCAGTTATATCCGTGGCGGTATTCTTTACGCAAAAAATGGCAAAGTAAAAAAGTACGCTTTTTATAAACTACCCCGTGACCATCCAGAATTTGATGAAGAGGCAGTTAATTGGTTGCCCGCTGCAGATGTTATTCACATGCGGGATATTATTCATGCAGGGCAAACAACCGCCCAGCCGTGGATCTCTGCAGGTGCAGATTTTGCGAAACAATACAAAGATAATCAAACAGTTGAAATCAAGTCGCGGATGAAGCGTATTGGTCAACAGGTGTTTGCTCTTCGAGATACAACTCCAGTGCAAAAGACACAAATACCAGGTGTCGCGCCAGTTCAAGAAAAGTTAGTGGTTAAAGCTGGCGGCGTTACATTCTTAAATGGTGTAAAAGAGCTGAAAACAGCTTCTCCTGCTGAAATAGCGGGGAATTATCAAGAGCATAACAATCAAGTTTTACGCATGATTGCAGGTCTGCTCGGTATTACGTTTGAAATGTTAACGGGTGATTTAACTCAGGTTAATTATTCCAGCATACGTGCAGGCATGATCAATCACCGACGTTTTATCGGCCAGCTTCGTGACATTGTTTTAATTCCGGCGTTTAACCGAATACTCAGTTGGTTTATTGAAGCTTATCAGCTTAAAACAGCGAAAGAGTTACCCGGTTATTTTGAAAACCCTTATCAATATTTAGACCCAACGTGGATCTGGCCTGAATGGGAAGAAATTGACCCACTGAAAGCTGCTAAAGCATTAGTGTTAGAGATTCAAAATGATATTACATCACTTGAAGAAGTCTCGAACGGCAGGGGTAAAACATTAGACAAGCATCTTGATGGCGTAAAGCGCAGCAATGATGCGCTTGAAAAAAGAGGAATCACACAAAATGAAGCATCTGTTGAGCCTGATGACGAACGTACCAATGCTGATGACGACAACAGCGCATCAAGCAAGTCTGGATCTAATTCATGAGTTCCATAAAAACCCGGCAATGTTTTCCGGTGGCAGCAGTGATCGCAGTGATACCTTTTGCCACATGGCTGCCTTTGGCGCGTTATCCCATCGTTTTAATGGATTAGATAATAACTGCAATGAAGTGACCAGTTATCGCAGTTTACGCCAGCAATTGCATCGGTTAGTTGAAGATCCCGATGTAAAAGAAATTTTTATGGAGTTTGATGGCCCCGGCGGTGAAGGGGCTGGCTGTTTTGATTTATCGATATTCATTCGCAAAATGGCTGAGCGTAAACCTATCATCGGCTTTATCAATGGTAATTGTTACTCAGCTCATTTTGGTTTAGCAAGTGCTTGCTCTTCGCTTTATATGACAGAGCATAGTTCGGCAGGCTCTATCGGAGCCATTCTAGGTCGTGCGGAAGTAACCAGTCCGACGCTTAAAATGACCTACTTTAAATCAGGTGAAGCCAAAGCGGACGGCGCACCACTCACCAAACTTGAAAGTGCAGAGCATGAACGATTAACCAAATTAATTAATGATGTCGGTTATTCATTTTGCCAACTGGTTGCAGAACATCGTGACATTGATGTCGATGATGTGCATAACCTGCAAGCAAATGTATTTAACGCTCAGACTATGCTTGAACATGGTTTGATTGACGGAATTAAAACCGAAGAAGAGATTAAAGCCATGATGAGAAATGCTACTCATGAAAAGATCGTATCTGATTTAAACCTCGAACACAGTGAGAATGTGAGCCAATTAACTGCGACGCATAGTGAAGAAATCACAAGATTGAAATCAACCCATAAAACTGAACTTCTTTCACTGCAAGACTCAAATACAAATCTTGAGAAAAACCTTGAAAATAGCGACACAGAAAAAACTGAATTAGCTAAAAAAATCAATGAACTTGCAGCGTCATCAGGTGTGCCTGAATGGGCGGGTAAATTAATTGAACAAGGTGTTTCGCTTGAAGCAGCGGCTGAAACGATAAAATTTGAAGCTGCTAAAAAAGACGAAGAGATTTCATTAACAGGTGAGCTTGGTTCACTTGCTGATGACTCATATGATATGCAACAACTTATTAGGGATGCGTAATGATCACATCGATTACTAAACCAGTTTCACTTTCACTCATGCTCCTTTGGAGTCATGAGCGTGGTGAACTTTGTAATAAAACAATTCCAGCCGCTGCCGATAAAGTGGCTTTTTCACTCGTTAAAAAAGATGGCACTCAAATTGACCCAAGCGTTGCCGATTATGACGGTACAGATGCTTACGGTGTTCACATCGAAAATGGTCAAGTGTACTGGGCGCACTCGGTATTCAATTCGGCGTATATCGCTTGGCCTGATGGCACAACCGAACCTCAAAAAACGCTGGTGATTGCTCACCTTGAGAAATCATTCTTAATTATTAAATAGGACTAATTCTAAATGCCAAAATTAGCAGAAATTTTTGACCACGAAGCGTTTTCACTGACGTCATTAACAGAGGGTTACAACTCAGCAACTCATATTGATGCAGACGTACTGAATATGTTTGAAGTTGAAAATGTAGAAAACCGTACAGTGATGATCGTCAAATCGGGTAAGCAACTACAAGTTTTAATGCCGGGTGAAATCGGTCAGAACCCAAACATTGATAAACACGATGCAGAAAGTGCAGTGCCTGTGTCACTTATCCGTTATCCGTTTGATACCAGTATTGTTCCTGGCGATTTAAATCGTATCAATTCATTACAAGATAAAAAATTCAAAGCCACGGAACTGGCAGTATTGGTTAAGTCGCATATGACCAAACATAAAGCTAACCACCGTTACACTGCTGCGTTTACCGCTTACTCTGCATTGAAAGGTAAAGTAACAAATGCAGAGGGCACTGTCCTCGTTAATCTGTTTACCGTATTAGGCGTGACTGAACGTAAGGTTGATTTAAAATTAGGCACTGCAGGTACTGATGTACCAAAGTTACTTAAAAATTTACGTAAAGACACGGTTAAGCTTGCTAAAGATCATGGTCATTTAACATTGACGGGGGTGAGCTGCCGCATTGGTCAAGAATCAATTGAGCGTATTTTAAATCACGCCAGTGTTAAAACATTTTATTCTCCAGAAATACATGCAAAACGTGTTATTCAGTTTGCTGATGATCCTACAGAAATTAATATTTGCGGTATTACATTTAAAACAGACGAAGCTGATGCAGTTTGTGAAAAAGGTGCTACTTATCCAACAGGCGCTAAAGGTCTGTTTGGTATGCTGCGTGCTCCTGCAGACGTATTATCAGGTTCGACATCACAACGTGAATGTCACATTACGACTGAGCCGAAAGAACATGATGAAGGTCTGGCTATTCGTTCTCGTGCTATTTACCTGCCGATCGCACGCGACCCAAGTTTGTTGTGTGAGCTGTGGTCTTCTAACTAATAAATACAACGAATCAAATAACTCAACTCAGCCCCTTACGGGGCTTTGTTGTTTTATTTATCTAATAAAATTTAATTGAGTTTCTTTAGATAAATAAAACAGACTAACGACGGAGCCATCATGGGTTTTGATTCAATCTTTGACGATGCTTTAAACCGAGCTGGTCAAGTAATAGAAAATACCTTTGCATCAACATTCACTCTGCAGAAGGTGTCCGGTGAAAATCTTGATATTAACGCTATTTTTGATAGTGCTCTCGAAATATCCAAAGGTAAGAACTCCGCCCCCTTCATTTGTGAAAACGGCGCATTAACGGTATTAAACCAACGGTTAAGTCGGGAAGAATACAAGGGCGCGAAAGTCAAAACCGAGTTGGGTGATCGAGTCGTTTCTGACGTACTTTACTCTGATTCGACAACCTCAGTATTACTGCTTTCAATTGATAGTCAGGGCTCTAAAGGGGCTAATAATGGGCGATTTATTCGAACTAGCGAGTAGTGGGTTAGTTGCCAGTGAAAATCGCGTTAAATCAGCAGCAAGGCCCTTTCATTTAGATTTGGGCAGTGTTACGCAGCAGGCTAAACAAAAACTGCAGATATTAGATGATGTCGTCGATATAGCGTTAAAGCGAGCGGTACTGAAACTGACGCGTTGGCTGGCTTATCATTCCGCGAAAGAGTTAAAAGTTGCACTCGAACTCAAGAACCTTAAACGTATTAAAGATCGTGTAAAAATCTTTACTGATGCAAACCGAGGTCGAACGTCGATCTGGTTTGGTCTCGCGCCGATGGAAGTCGAAGCTGCAGGTAACCCCCGGCAAAACAAAGATGGGGTTCGTGTTGGCGGTAAACAGTATGACGGCGCTTTCTTTACCAGTATCTATGGCAATACACCATTTGTTTATATTCGCGCATCAAGAAATAAACGAGAAGGCCACACGGTTTACCGTAAGCATAAACAACAGAGTAACCCCCGACCAATTCGTGATGCCGAGCTAAAGGGGCGTTTTCCCGTTCAGCGTATCGGTTTAGAAATCGAAGAGCCGGCTACTTATATTCTGGAAAGTTTCGAACGTCGAGCCAACGAGCGTTTTTTAGTTTTATTTGATCAGGAGCTGAACTTTGAACTCAACAAACGTGGTGTTGCAGCCTAGTGATTATCTAGATGCCATCAAAACCAAACTAGAGTCGTTACTGGCCTATAAAGATGAACAAGGTGCTGTGGTTCCGTTTTTTGTCGAAGCTTATTCAGAGTTTGGTAAAACAGCGTTAAGTAAACCCAGTGCGTTTATTGAAATAACCAAAGCCAAAGGCACGCTAACCCGTCGCGACGGTCGTATTTATGAAGTGCTTGATGTGGCTATCCACTCGGTATTTCCTAACTCCATGCCAAATTCTGGTGTACTTGCCAATAACAGCTCGTTTGATATACGTGAAATCATCATTCTTGATCTCGGAGCTAAAGATAATCAACGTTTACCGCATTGGCGCTGGCAACTGCATAGTGACACGGTAAAACGCCCTGAAAATGTGGACCGCATGCCGTCGATGTTTGCCGATGGCGCGGAAGGTTATGAAGCATGGTGCGTTAGTTTTACTCAAGAAGTCACCTATGGGCCAATTAAGCCTGCAGAAGCAGCCCGTGAGTCTATATTTATCGCCTGCAACGACGATATTGATGATGCTGACAAATATCAGGAGTTAAAGATTTGAGTGAACTCCATCAAATGATCTCCGACGCGGTGAGTCAGCGTTTAACGCCCATGGCTGAAGCGCTGGCTGAGCTGCACACAGAACTTGAAGAACTGCGTCGTCGCATGAATCAGATTGTGCGTTTTGGCGTGGTAGAAGAAATACATTCAAGCAACAAACTCATTAAAGTGAAACACGGTAAACGTTCAACGCAGTTTATTAAGTGGTTCACCCTTGCGGGTGGTGAAATGACACATTACCGCTGTCCCTCTAAAGGCGAACTTGCGTTACTAGTCGATATTAGCTCGGGTGCCTCAAGTCAGTACCTGGCATTGTGTGGTTGGGAAAGTGATAAGTTTCCTTTCCCTATTTCCAACCCTAAACACGCCATCACTCAGTTCGGTGACTTGAAAATGTTATGGGACAGTGAGAAGAACGAATTAACATTTAAAGCTGCTCAAATTAATTTCGATACGCCTAAGTTTAAAGCCAATGATGACTTAGTGTTTGAGGTCAAAAATTCACTTAAAGTGAAAACTAAAACCCTTGAAAGTACGGGTGATGTGGCAGACGCTGTTCGCACGATGACCGAAGATCGTGATCTGTATAACGCCCACTCTAATCACTTAAACGGAACACCACCAAGCGTTTCTCAATAGGTATCAAATGTCATTTAACTCTGATTTATATAAAGCCATCCAATCAGGCGGCTTAAACCTGTCCAGTCCATCCATTATCGTGGGTAACAGTGCGATTGCTAAGTTGGATGAATTGAATCTGGCACTCGATAACCCACAGTTAGAACTCCTGATGGTCGACCCATTGTTAATTGAGAGTACCAAAACAGCGGTTGAAAATGCAAAAACCTCCGCATCAGGCTCTGTTGGTCACATGTCGAAAATTGCCAATGAGGCGCTGCAAATTAGCTCCGCGACGAAAGCGGTTAATACTCTTGATGCAAAAGTTGATGGTGTCGCAGCCGGTTGCAGTAATACCACCAACGTGTTTGGTTCAATTCAAGGTGAAAGTGACGCTGATTTTGACGAACTTGCTGCTACAGCAGAGGAATTGATTGTCGGTATTGATGATTTTATTGCCACGCAAATAGAACTTGATGTGTTTGAGCAGTTGATGCGTGATATTTCAGCACGCCTTGCGACCACGATCGCAAAGGTCGCAACACTGATCAATAAAGAGCAAGTGCAATACACCGATGTGGTGGGAAAACTGCAGTCGTTATCTCAATCTCAGCAAGTGGACCGACTTTGGCAAGACCCCTGCACTAAGGCCGTGATGGAAACGGTGCTGCCGGATGAACTCAAGGATTTACTAACATGATAGGACTGCACCCGGAAGGCCGGACCATCACAGGGTTTGAACAATTTAAGGCGCGTTTTGCTCGGGTGCTGACAACCTTAACCGGAACAAGAGAACGTCATCGTGAAAAAGGCAGCAATGCGCGTAAGTATGATGCCAACAACAATGACGACAGCACGTTAATGAAATTACAAAGTGAAGTGATGAGCAGCATGATGAACCCCAGTAATCAATTAACGGATTACCAAGTGGAACGTTGTGTGGCCAGTCGAACATCGACGGGGGTGTCGATTGCCTTGTACGGCAAATATCTGGGCTCGTCCGCTAACTTTGAGGTACCGTTTTATGTTTGATGTAACGAAAGATAAACTCGCGACACCTGAAGCGCTGACTATGCCGCCGTTTGAACAAATGCTAGATGAAGTCAAGGCAGGTGTTATTGCGCATTATGAAAGTAATCAGCCAGAGCTGGTTGAGGCTATCACAGCCACATTAAATAACCCGTTTGAACTGTCCAGTATCATTGCTGAGAACACGGTTAAAACCGTTCGTAATTATGTTCGTAACGGTAACTATCAGGCGCTGCAGATGTTCGCGTACTGGGCCAAAGGTTCTAACCTTGACGCTAAATTGTCAGACTTAGGGTTAAAACGCCAGGTCATTCAGGAAGCGGACGATACTCAGTATCCGCCAGTGCCTGCCATTATGGAAAGTGATGAAGATGCTCTGCAACGGTTTTATCTAGCGCCATTTAGTTTTTCATCCGGTGGCACCAATGCTGGTTATCGCTTTCATGCATTAACTTTGGATGAAAGGCCGATTGTTACGGTAAATAAACCCAGTGACAATCAGGTCACCCTGACTTACACATACCCAGATGCGGCGATCACTTCGAAAGTGAAAGATGCACGTTTAAGGGCGCGGGTAAATGAAAATGGCGACCGCACTGGTGAAATTGACTTTTGGTTTCTCAGCCGAGAAACGCTAGACGGCACTACATCACAGGGATTGCTTGATGAAGCTGCCGCGTATCTGAACCGTGATGATATAGCCCAAGAAACCGATAAGCTTTACATGCATTCAGCAACGCCGTTGGCCTACCCATTGACTGTGGTGCTGTATGGTAAAAACACCCCGATTGGTGTGATAGACAAAGTATTAGCAAAAGCCAGCTTACAAGCTTACGTTGTCGCTGCACATATGTTGGCAGGCCGCATTGATTATTCGTATATCGATCATATTTGCCATCAGATACCGGGTGTGACTCGTGCAACGTCGAGTGTACCGCTTGACGGCATTGTCTGTGACATTGACCGTGCGCCGTATTGCACCAACATCGATGTGCAGGTGATCTATGAGCCATAACTATAAAAGCCCGTATTCGGATAATGCAGCGTTAATCGAAAAGGCGCTGGGTAACGCGCACCGCACCTTGCTTTATCAACAGGGTTTCCCTTTTCCGGCTGTGCTTCAGCCCTTTCATACCCCAGTGTCATTCTTGCCAACCATGGCGTTAGAGCGCGGGGTGATTGATTGGTATGACCGGGACAGCGAAGCGGTTAAGAGAACCACGGTTGATGGTTCTTTACGTTTTTTAAAGAAAGGCGGCACTCGAACAGCGATAGCTGAAGCACTCGATGCCATTAACATTACGGCTGACTTTATCCCTACTGATAGGCCGTACACCTTGTTAATCGATGGCTACTTGCAAGACCAGCCGATTGACTTAGAAACCATTGCTCGAGCAGAAACACGCATCAGCAGTTACAAATCAGAGCGAGACAAAGTTGAACTAACTTTGACTCGGGTTGATAGTGCGGATGTGTTTATTGGTGCTCGGGTACAAATTTGTGATGTAGTAACGTATGGAGCCGCATGAGTAATTTAAATGCAACTTATTTAACCCATGCTGGTGCGGCAGAAGAAGCACTAGCAAAACAAGAAGGCCGCAAGGTTCAGATTGTCAAAGTAGTGGTTGGCACCGGCCAATTAGCCGTCGAGCTCGATCCGCGTGACCAGACTGCGTTAATCAGTCAAATAGCAGAAACCGCCGCTTTTACCCATATAGGAAAAGTCGCAGGGGAGTTTAAAGTTGATGGGGATTTAGCTATTCCAGATGTCGGTTATAACTACTGGGAAATTGGCACTATCACTGACACAGGTGTTTTGTATACTTACACTCGCGCTATTGGTGACTATGTGCCGGGTAAGGATGACTCAATAAGTAAGGTCACGCGCCCCAGGTTGTATTTTAAAACCCAAAACGCTGACGTTGTTACTATCACTGAAGATAAAACGCCGCAGTATGTGGTTGTTCCTGACTTTGACGCGCATGTGGAAGAATATCAAGCCTATGTGCAGACAACTAATACAGCTATAAGTGAAAGAGAACGCGTTAATAATTCCGCAACAGACGCGGACATTGATGTTGGTTCTAGCGCCCAGAAACATGTGAAATTACCACAATTTTGGCGAGGTATTGAAGCAAAGTTATCAGTTCTGGACTCACACCTTGGCTACTTGAAATCCAGAGTTTATTCATTCGATGTTGGCGATGATTTTGGATGGGTCAAATTAGCCTCTGTGCTTGGTGGCAGTAATGGTTTGAAAATTGGATTCGATTTAAGTAATCACGTTTCACATTATGGAAATCAAAGCCTCGATATAACTTTAAATGGACGACCTACCAGTATAGCTGGCATTATTTTCCAGAATAAAGGAAGTAAGGTGTATGGCGTATATATAGTGGAATTACCCAAAGTGAGTGGGCATCCATCATATGATGTGTGGTGTTATTTAGACCAATTTGCTGTTGGCCAAGTAAGTATGTGTACACTCGGAAGTGATAGTCGGGTTACATTTTATGATGATAAAACCTTGAAAGAAGATGCGCCAATATTGCCTGAAGGTGCACGTGTCGTCTTTGATTCGCGTCATGTTGTAAGTGGTGAGTATATCGCTAGAGCGGAAGCCATATTTCCGATTCTAACAGAAGATAATTCGGACTGCTTACCAGGCGTGCCACTACCTTGGCCTTCAAACATATTACCTAGTGGCTGGTTAGAATGCCGGGGTCAGACTTTTAATAAGGAGTTGTATCCAAGGTTGGCAATTGCTTATCCAAATGGTGCATTACCCGATATGAGAGCTTCATTTATTCGAGGGTTGGATAATGGGCGGGGAATTGATGTGGGTCGTACTATTTTAAGCAGTCAATCTGATGCTATCCGTAATATCACGGGTTCATACACTGTCATCAAAGGTAGTGAAGGCGTTGCAGAGCAATCGGGCGCTTTTAAAGATAGTTATCATGAATCTGTAAGCGCTTCGGGTCATGCAGCATCAACACAGAACGGTATTATGCATGTGAATTTTGATGCAAGTGATAGCGTCCCAACAGCATCTGATAATAGACCTCTGAATACAGCATTTATGTTTATAGTTAAAGCGGCATAGGGATCAATATAATGCAATTTGAATTTTTAGCAGAATCGAGAAATATAATGGTTCATCATTTAGATGAAAATAACATTTATATTAATTCAGGTAACATGCTCATTCAAGCTGGGGAAGGGTTACCCGCACAATCAACAGTCGTAGCATTAACTGACTATGGTAAGGATGAAGTATTACAGCTTCAGTCTAATAATACATGGTTGGTGTTAACTAATCATATCGGTAAAACGCTGTATTCAAAAGACCGTGATGAAGCCAAAAGTTATATGGTTAAAGAAATGGGCTCAATCCCAATCACTCATACATTGTTACAGCCAGCTCCGTTTGATTCATGGAATGAAGTACTTAGTGAATGGCAATATGACGAAACACGTTACCGTCCCGTTTTTATTGAAGAAGAAACAGAATGGCAGATCACTATACTTACGAAGGTAGAAGCTGAGTTACTGTTTTACGCACAAGATAAACAAATCCCTGAAATCTATTCCGAGCTGCGCCGAACCAATTACACGGTAGATGAGTATTACGCATTATTAGGCGATAGAAAATTACTTAGTGACTACGTGATACAAGATGACTTTCCTGAATGTGGAAGACCAACGTTATCCGGTTTAACCAAATAATAGCTCGTTCATCGGCGGGCTTTTTATATCCCAAATCAACCACCCAACCCTGCTTTTAGCGGGGCTTTTTATTGGAGTGAATTAATGTCAACAACAAAAAAAAGCATGCCAAAGCAAAATTATGAAGTGCTGCATGGCTACCGCGATCCAGCTTCCGAGCATTGGAAAAAGAAAGGTGAAATAGTCTCGCTTACCAAACTACAAGCGAGCGGCTTGTTAATGGGTAAACAACCTAAAATTAAAATTGCGACCGTGGTCGCCAACAAAGAGAAGTAATCGATGACAACAATTACAGATTTTGTACATAACGGTGCTGAAGTGCTCTCCGAACGGGTTCCAGCGCCGAGTGGTCCGCTAGGTAGTACCATTTTAGGTGTCACAGGTACTGCGCCAGATGCAGACCCGACTATTGCGCGCAGTACACCATTTCGCGTGGCAGGCTTAAAAGATTTAGCCCGTTTAGATACCACAGGCGATGAGCTAGGTACGTTATTTCGCTTTTGCTCTGTGGTTCTAAAGGTTTGCCAAGTGCCTATTTATGTCGTTATTGAAGAAGAAGGCGAAACAGACACTGACACTAAAAATGCCATTATTGGTGGAACTGCAGCGGATGGTCAGCGTACTGGTATTCATGCACTCACCGAGTGTACAGAAAAACCAACGCACATTTTTGCTCCGGGTTATTCAAACTTTACAGAAGTATCTGACTCACTCGTTGCTATTGGTAAGCGCATGTATGCTATCCCTGTGGCGGATGGTTTAAATACCACAGATACGGCTCAAATTACTGCCTCTAGCACGTTACCTGCTGCTGGCACAGGTTATGAAGCTTTATATTTAGTAGATAACTGGTCGTTCGTTTATAGCGTTGCTGCATCAGCTAATGTGCTGGTACCCGCATCAACGATGGCGGCATCATGTTTCGCGCGTACATTACCGTGGGAAAGCCCAGCGTCCAATGGTGGCATTGTATCGAAAGGGTTATCGCGAACCATTGATTACGATGTCATGGATAAAGCATCACAAGCCAACTTATTAATGAAAAACGGCATTTCAGTGCTTACGCTCACCAGTGAAGGTTACAAACTGAAAGGTAACCGCTGTATTCACGGCGCATTCGTCAATGTGATCGGTTTGGAATATTCTATTATCCGTAAGTTGGCCGCGACTTCCGAGAAAGACATGGGTAAAGCGCTGACCGAACGTTTTATGAAACAAAAAGTGAAATCGGTTAACCGCATGCTGCAGAACATGAAACTGCAAGGGGCATTGATTGGTGCTGAAGTTGCATTGCACCCAACGCTTAACAATGAAGAAAACTATCTTTCAGGGCGTTGGTACATTGCAATTAAGTATGCAGGTTACCGCCCGAATGAACACATGGTTTATGTTCTTCAAGAAGATGAAGGCATTATTGAAGAATTTGTACAGGGAATTGTCTAATGGCTGATATTTTAATTTCGCGCACGATCTTATTTGGTGGTATTGACCTGAAAGTTGATATTGAAGAAATGACAGAACCGACGGTTAAGAGAAAAACGGTAAAAATCACTGGCGGTCGTCACGGTTCGAAAGAACGCCGGGTGGGAATTGAGCCACTTAGTGGTGCAAAACTGACTATCAACGGTGCGCCATCTGCCTTGTTAAAAACTTTTGGTATTACAGCTGGCGAATATATTGATGTTCAGATCCTAGATTCTTTTGAAGACGAGTCTGGTGCCGCGTTCTCAGTAGAGCATAACTGGGCTGGCCAATTGCTGACAATACAAGAAAAAGGCGCTAAAAAGCTTGGTGATGATGGTGCTAAATCAAGTCGTGAACTTGAGTTTATGGAACTGGTTGAAGCGTCTAAAGTGCGCGATGGCAGTATTACTGAATACAACATCAATGTTGATACCGATGTTATGGATTTTGGTAACGGTGATGAAATGGAACAGCATCGTCGTAATACAGGCCAGCCATAATCCGTCATTTTAGTTTATTTAGCCCTCCATCTTGGAGGGCTTTTTTTTGGAAAAAAATATGAAAATTCAAAAACTACACCTGTTATTAATGCCTGTAGGCGACCTTACTGACGTTATTATAACGCCGATTTCATACGCGCAAGATTTGGCGTTTATGAAAGAAGCTACATCCAAAAAAACGAAAAAACCAGACGTGGAAAAACTGAGTGCATTACGTGTTGAAGCCATGACTGGTTTAAATGAAGCCGCAATGGATGAATTAGCTCGACCAGATATTAATACCATCATGGATTGGGTGACTGTTTTTCTCATGTCAGATAGTAATACCGTTGCTGAATTATTGAAGTTAACAGTAGAACCGGAAGGTGAAACAACAGCCTGGACTGTTGGTGATGAACCTATGTCCGCTAACCTGTTGGTCATTCTTGATGATGGTACCGATAAATTTTCATTAAAATATCCGACGGGTAAAGTGACAAAACAATTTGAAGCTCTTACGGATGATAATCATCGTTCTGAGTTTTTAGCGACTGCGTGTACGTCTTTAAGTGCTCTGCAGGTTAAAGCACTCTCCACACCAGACTGGACCCATTTGCAAAATAAACTTACTGATTTTTTAAAGCAGAAGGCCGACTTCTTTCGTTCATAGATATTGAGCGTTTAATCGATGTCATTCCCCTCGCCTACAACGTGAGTGAAGAGGGGATCTTGAACTGGACGGCAGAAAATGCGTTGCGTCGTTACCGTTTAGCTAAAGCAAAATTAGGAATTGATGATGGCGGATAAGCAACAAAAATATAGCATTGTTCTTGACGGTGTTAATAAGTTATCAGCTCCTTTAGCCAGTGCGGGTAATGCGTTAAACAAGTTAGAATCTGACGCTGCAGGTACTAATAACCAGCTAAAAAAGTTAGATACTCAGCAGAAAGATATAGGTAACTACCAGCTGGCGCAGGCAACATTAAAAGAAACCCGGCATGAAATGTCGAAGCTTTCTTTAGCCAGTGATGATTTAACTAAGGAATTAATTCAGTCAACGCTGAGTTTAAAAGACCAAGAACAAGAGCTTGATGCTGCTCGCGGTCATTTATCTCGCTTAAAAAGTGAGATGAATCTTTCTGAAAAAGTATCTAAAGAGCAAAGGGCTGAATTTAAAGCTCAAGAAAAACAAGTTCGGGATCTTAAAAAATCTTATTCTGCTCAAGAAAAACAAGTTAATACACTGACTAATGCGCAGCGCCGTAATGAAAGGCAAGTCGAAAAAACATCCGCTAAATTTTCCGGTCAGACAGCCGTCGCCGGGCGTTTAAAACACAGCCTTGATTCTGTCGGCATAAATACTAAAGACCTGGGCGGTGAGCAATTAAAGCTGGCCAAGAAAACCGATATTGCGACGCAGGCATTATCAAAGCAGAAAGCCAGCCTAAAAGAGCTCAGAGCAATAGATGCGCGTAAAGGTGTGCGTTCTACTGAGCGTAGTAAGTTAGCTGGTCAGGCGACTGCTACGGCGGTCGCTGCGATGCCGTTAGTCGGCGCTGGAAGTCGAGCCGTTGATTATCAAAGTGCTTTTTTAGATGTAAAAAAAGTCGTTAACTTTGGCAGTCAAGAAGAAGAAGATTCATTTAAATCTGATATGAAGCGCTTGGCGGTTGATACAGGTATGAGTCAAATCGGCATGGCAGAGATAGTTGCCTCTGCAGGTAAATCGGGCATTGGCGGTGACAAGAATAAAACCGCCCAAGAAAACCAGAGCGATTTACTTAAATTTGCCCGTGAAGCCTCTGAAATGTCGGTGGCGTTTGGCATTGATGCAGCAAAATCTGGTGAGACGTTAGCCACGTTTCAGGCGTCGATGGGACTGAAAGATGACAAAGCACTTTCACTCGCTAAAACGGCCAACTTACTCGCTGACAATCTTGCTAATACCGATCCCAAACAGATAGCTGCGGTATTGGCTCGTGAAGGGGCGACAGCAATGTCGTCAGGGTTAAGTGCGACTGATACTGCCGCCTTAGCTGGTTCGTTATTTGCTGCCGATGGCAGTGAAGATCGTTCTGCTACTGCTTTAAAGAGTATCACTGGTACATTAACAAAAGGTTTTGCAGCGACAGGCAGTCAAAAAGAAATCTACGCAATGCTGGGACTCGATGCTGACGCTATCGCCGCAGGTATGCAATCTGATTCCGGTGGCACCATTGTTGAAGTGTTCTCAGCACTAAGAGATGCTGATGATGTTGACCGTTCTGCAATGATATCCCAACTCTTTGGTGAAGAAGCCAAGGGTGCAGTGACAAAATTGATTGCTTCAATGAATGGTGATAAAGGTTTAATTGCCACCATGAAGTTGGCAAAGGATTCAGCAAAAGCATCTGCAGAGTGGGAAAAAGAGCTTGCAGGTCGTCGTGGTAGTGCTCAGTTTTTGATTGATCAATCCGTCACATCACTGGATAGAGTGGTGACGGCACTTGGTGATGGTTTGATCCCGGTCATTGAAGTTGTTGCGCCTATGGTAACGACTGTTGCTGAAAACTTTGCTGAGATGTTAGAAGAAACACCTGAGCTGGCAACCGGATTAGCGATTGCGACCACTGGTTTGATTGCATTTAAAACGGCAGCGATAGGGTTAAAACTCGGTAAAAACATGTTGGGTGCGGGTAAAGATTTAATCTCGCAGAAAAAACTTTCATCCTCGGTTTTATCAACGAGCTCTGCAGCTAATAATGCTTCACGCTCTATCGATCGTCTTAATGGTAAGCTGAATTCGTTAGGTGATGGCGCAAGCTCTGGTCGTGGTGGTCGTTCATCAAAAAGAAGGCGAAAATCATCAAGGCTAGGCTCTCTTGGCAAGAGTAAGTGGGCAAAACGCGCGGGCTTTTTAGGTGGCGCAGCGGCTCTAACACTGATGCCGGGCGCTGCTAATGCCGCTGAGTCGTTAACGCTTGGTGGTGACTTAGTTGATGGCATGGGCGCGGTTGGTGAACTGAGTAGCAAAGGTGGTGCGTTGGCTGGTGCTGGCGGCTTAGTTGGTAAAATGGCTAAACCTTTGGGCATTGTGGTTTCTTCCATTGAGTTGGTCGATTCGATTAACAATGGTAGCGCTGAAGATGTTGGCTCTGCAGCCGGTGATTTAACAGGGGGCATAGGTGGCGCTATGGCAGGTGCTGCTCTCGGTTCGCTTATATTACCAGGTATTGGTACTGCTATTGGTGGTGCATTAGGCGGTATTGGTGGCGGCGCTGCAGGTTCGTGGTTGGGTGAGCAAATTGCGGGTTGGTTTAGTTCACCTGAAGGTGGGAAAAACAACTTACCTATTAATCGAACAGATGAACTGGTTCCACCTGGCGAACAAACTCAGCTGCAACGAATGGCTGTGGCTAAAACTCCGCCGCAGGACAATAGACAGATTCAGATCAAAGTTGAAGTGACGCCGACGGGTAACCTTGAATATGACCGTAAAATGGGTGAAGAGGTCGCACAAAAAACGGCGCTGGCATTTAATAACGTTGCTCCGCCAGACTTTGAACTTGCGATTGCTAATACGCTTGGAGATGTATCATGAGGGCACAAGTAGTCTTTGGTGACTTTGTATTTACCAGTTCCAATGAAACGCAGTATAACAAGCTGGTGCGTAGTTCTGGTTCTGGTTGGAAAAAACAGCAGCGAATGAATCAGAAGGCAAAAAAACACTTATCAGAAGTGCCTCTTGACAAGCTTACGTTAAGTGGCGAATGGCACGGTGAAGATGGAGAGAAAGCGTTGCAGCAACTTCGTGATATGCGCTTTGAACCTCATTTGTTATCGAATAGTACCGGTCATAACTTGGGCATGTGGACGCTTGAGAGCGTGAATGAATCTCAAACTTACATTCAGCAAGATGGTTTGGCGGAAGTGCTTTCATTTACATTGCAATTTGAGGAGGCGCCCGTTGAGTAGCAAGATATCAACGAATGATGGTGACACGGTTGCTAATATTTTGTGGCGTTATTTAGGGCGTGATGATGATGAGGTCGAAGAGGCTTTGTTTGTATTAAACCCTCACTTAAATGAACTTTTGGCGCAGTGTGCGACCTTGGCAGCTAATGTTGAGATCGTATTACCGGAGGTTGTCGAACCTGAGTCAGTGAAAGTGGTGAATATATGGGATTAGAACCGAATGGTTATGTTGAAGGGCCGGGCGCATCGATCATTAATGCTAATTTGTTTTCATTCTCTCGTAATGATTCATCTGGAGTAAAGTCCGACTCATTAACGTTAGTTGTGAATACAGGTGATCAAGATGGTATGCCGAAAAAAGACGGTGAACTTCGCTGGTACGAAGGTTTCAAGGGGAAAGAAGTCGATAAAGGGATTTTTATTATCACCGGGATAACACCGCAAATTTTCCCGCCGCAAGTGACTATTCGTGCAACTGCTGCGCCATTTAAATTGGATGATCCAACGGGGATAAAACAGCGCCGTTCAGAATCATATTCTGATATGACCTTAGGTGATATTTTTAGAAAGGTAACGTTACGGCATGGTTTTTCACCTCGTGTTGAACCGTCTTTAGATAGCGTGGCTGTCGATTTCATTGAACAGACCGATGAAACTGACCCGTCGTTTTTACGTCGATTGGCTAAAAAACATGATGCGGTGGCAAAACCAGTGGATAAATATTACGTATTGGCTCGGCGTGGTAACGTTCGTACCATTACAGGCAAAGATATACCTGTAATTACACTTTCGCTGCCTACCATTAATAAGCCCAGTTCTCGCGGTTTTATTAATGCGTCAATCGACGAGTCATCTCGTTCTCGCTTCAGTGGTGTTGTTGCACGTTGGCAAGATGTTGCTGATGGCTCAGAGCAAAGCGTCACGAAAGGCGAAAAACCATTTAAAACATTACCTGATGTTTTTGCCAGTGAAGCAGAGGCAACGTCTGAGGCCGAAGCGTCACTGCGAGAAAACGATCGCAAGGGTAAGGTGTTGCGGCTTGATATGGAAGGTGATCCCTATGTTGTTGCAGAAGGGTTGCTTAAATTAGATGATACATGGCCACTGCATATGCAGGGCCAGTATTCAATTGATGATGTAAGCGCAAGAGCCTCAGCGTCAAGCGCTTATCGTTTAATGGTAACAGCAAGTGTCCCACTTTAGCGTTTAAAATAGCTCTTGCCGAGAGTGTTTACTTGTCGGCAAGAGCTATTTAACAGTAATTAATTTTATCCTACTACCCCTTGTTCGTTTAAAATGCCTCGCTTTAATTCCCTCACCGCGCTTAACAGTGTCACGCTGCAAACCATACTCATTTCTTCAGTCATAACAACTCCCGGCTCAGCCGCGGCAATCATCATTTCTAACCCACCTATTAGATTTTTTATATCCGTATTGTTGTCCATATCGTCCTATCCTAACTAATCTTGTTTTATATTGCGTCTCTTTCACATTATGAATTCATGATTTTAAACATGTGAAAAACCCATAAAATATACTATTAAGCTTTTGTTTTATAAGCTGTAATTAACGGCAGCATAGTAACAGCAAAAAATACAGCAAGGATAGTGATTATGTATAGTTCTAAAGAAGTAGCGCCATAGTTGACGTGATAACCGTAAATTCATGACAAAGTTGACGTGTTCAATATGAATAAAATAGACCCAATTGTATATGTATTAAGACGTTACAGAGAAAACAGTAAAATATCTCAGGATAAAATGGCTGAATTGACCGGCATTAGTTCGCGGACGATACAACGTATTGAGAGCGGCGATACTGATATGAAATTTAGCCAATACCGCGCTTATCTCAACGCGCTTAATATGTCAGATATGGACGTCTCAGTTGCATTGTTTTCGCATGAGTTCGTCACGGAAAAAGACGTTGCTGCGATGGCGAGAAAGTTTCCGTTGCGAATTAAACAAGTCATCATTAGGTTTTTGGAAGAGCTGGCTGATGTGATAAAAAAGTGACTGCACTAAATAATGCAGTCATTTTATGGTTTAAAAGAATAACTTTTTAATTAAGATAGACAATACGATTATCGCGATGACTGATAACACTTCTGTTGCGTTTTCTTTTAGCATGTTGATCCCGCGATTTGTTGATAGCAGGCTTTGGCTACAGCTTCACCGATATAATCGGACTGACTGCTTAGCCATTCAGCGACTAGATGCGCAGGTAAGTGTGGCATTTCTAATAGTGGTGTGGTTTTTATTCTGCTATAGTCCTGTGTAGACATAATTATCTCCTGGCGGTTTTAGTTGTGTTTTAAACCCCAGTTGGCGCTGGGGTTTCTCGTTTTAGCAGTTATTAACCGCTTCTTCTGATAGTGTTTTCGATATGAATGCCTCAATTTTTGCTAATGAATCATCCGATACTTTTGGCACATTAAATGTCGCGTTGCCATTTTTAACTTTTACAGTTGCCCCCATAGCAAGTCCCTTCGGTTCTATTACCTCAACAGTTTTTTTAGTTACGCCACATTTATCTTCAAATAGCGTAATTAACTCCTCGGTACCTAACGTTCCCTTATAATTGTCAGCCCAAAAATCAAAAAACGCGATCACTTCATCTTTCGGCGTTGCGGGTTTGTTATAAATAGTAAGCAGGGTTTCACCACGTCGTGCGCTTAATTCATTAGGTGACGATAGACAGCGAATGAACTCCTTGGGCAACAATGCAGTTTTAACGTATCGCATCATTGCTTTACGAGAAAGTTTTATTGATTTTGAAACTTCCTCTTGATTGGCCTGTTTTAATAACCGAGTGTATTTTTTACCTTTTTCATAAGCACTGGTGTCTTTATAGGTGTTTCCTATATCAGACAAATACGTCATTTGTTCGTCAGTTAAATCACCAATCCATGCAAAATACGGCTTCTTAGTTATTATTGCAGTGCCTCGTCTAGAACTACCATCAGCAATTTCAAAGATACCGCATAGCTCTCTGCCCTTAGCAGGTTCTTGCTGGCCGTTTTCTTCAAAGGAAGGTATTAGGTGAGCAAGAGCATGTTCATCAAGTAAGTCTTGATCTCGCTCATTCTCCATCCAAACCATAGTCCGTCGGTCAATGTCTTTAGGCTTAACTTCCACCAGCTTAAATGTAACGTCTTCACCTAAGACTTTTTGAGTCATGGTGCTACCTGCAGCAGCTTTCGCTTCAAGTTTCTTTAATTGACGTTTGTTCTTTTTACCTGCGGCTTCTACTGATACAGAGCTTGGTGCCAATTCTACTTCCACATCGTTTTTAATGCTGTTCATGAGTTACCCCATTGTGGTTTTATTAGTGTGTTAAGTAATTCATCAAAGGTGCGTTCAAATACATCGCTGGCACGCTTCCAAGCCGCCGGACTTGAACGTTGATCATCGGCTTGCTCATAAATAGACGCCATTCTGCGCTGGCCTTTCCCCACTTCGTCAGTTACACGAATACCATTTAAAAGCACCATGCCCGGCCATATGCCCATTAACTCATGTACGTTTTGTTGACTGGCTGAACCTGAAGCGCCCAACTTGGTTGGCAGAACGCGCACAATTGGTTCATGTGTTGTATCTAGTTGAGACTTTGGATCATAAATATCACCAATAAGGCCCATAAGTTGTGCTGTTGAGTTGATGTCGTTTACTTCTGTTGATGTTGCGATCAAAGTTACATCGGAAGCGCAGATCATATTCATGGTGCCAATACCAAGGTCTGGATGGCCGTCAATAATGATTAGGTCGTAATTATCTGAAACAGTCGCAATGCCAGCCTGCAGCATGGCATGTGCTGGATAATCTATATCAGCATCTTGAATTTCACGTTCTAGACGTTGCATCTGCAGGTGGCTAGGGATGATTTCCAGCTTTGGCCAAGCTGTGCTTTTGATGCAATAGCTAAGATCATCTTCTTCACCCAACATAAACGGTAATACGGTATCGTTAATAGTCGTATTTAACTCAGGGTGATAACCGAAATACATCGATGCATGCGACTGCTGATCTATGTCGATTAACAGCACACGATAGCCCTTCAATGAACACCACTGTGCAAAGCTAACTGCAGTGCTGGTTTTGTAACAACCACCTTTACCACCTGGTATTGCGAGTGTTATCGGGCTTAACTCTGCAGTTTGATATGGTTGAGTTTGAAAATGGTCTCTCATCATATCCACTTGTTCTAATGTGTAGCCTTGGCGAATAGGGCGAGGGTTAACACCATTGCTATCGATATAATCTGCGGGTGGTAATCGCCCTTCTTTCTCGGCTTTCTCTATGGCTTGTCTTGATACGTTTATATAGCTGGCCGCAGCATTAATCTTAAAGCGGCGCTTTATCTTACGTGCATCTGGTGAATCGTCACCAAATACCTTCTTAGCACGCCCTGCACTCCACTTATTTGCTTCAGTTATGCAGTCTCTCATCAGTTTTGCTAACGTCATGTTCTCTCCCGGCTTGTCTTTAGTTGCTTATTATAATTACACGAACCGCAAAAAAGAGCAACTTAATATTTAAAGGGCAACTAATTAAGTTTAGAAATATCACAATAGTACGATTGTTAAAACCGATGTATTTCACTACTTACGCTTTATTTTCAATATAAAACAGGTGGTTACAGTTTAAATAAGATTTTACAGCTAGGTTTTCACTATTGCTAATTAAAGAGTAAGGCTTTGCTCGTCCTAATAAAGCGAGTAGCTATACATGACGAACGCCACTACCTGCCAAAGTTTTTAACACTGAAAAATAACTGCACCTAGGCGT